TCTTATGCGAGTTAGAACCCGAGAACCCCTTATTCCAACTATCCCTCATACCAGACGGATCTTTCACTGTACCGGGGTATTCCAAGATTCCACTTGGTGTAGCACCGTTAGCAAAAAACGATGCACCATACTCTTCCGTAGCTATCGCCATACCGATAGCGTTTTTTGCCATCGCAATAGGCGAATAGCCAACAAGCCCGTCAAAACCAAGACCGGGAATATGAAGCACGTCAAAAGGTTTAAGTTTCACACTCGTTTCTTTACCCGCTAAAACATCACTATCATTTAACGTATACTCGTAAAA